CTAGAGCCTTTCTATGTGCAAGTGTCCTATTGTCCCATATTCTTCTAATGGATAGTATTCTTCAACTAAATTTGCTAACTCAATAATAGCTTCCTCAAATGTATCTGCCCCACAATCCAATCGAACATCATGGAAATGAACCCATTTACCACCAAGTGTTTTCTGAATATTTTCATCAGTTTCCTCATACCAAGGCCCAAATTCCAACCAAACTTCCGTTTTTGTGTTTTTACTTTCATCATCATCTATTTTATGAGTAGCAGGGTTAACTTTTTGTACATCAATATTCAGAAGATACTGGAAATCACTAGACTCAATAGCACCACCATCTATATGTTTGGTAGCTTCATACAAAGGCTTACTTATAAATGCTCCATGTTCTACAAGATACCACCATGCTTCATAAAAATCTGTAAATTTTTTCATACAATACCTCCTTAACAATCATCTTTTAACAGCTATTGACAATTTGCATAATTCTGCGTTCTGAAAGAGCATAGTTTTTTGCAAGATGCTTGTACACATCCATCTTGTTTTTTCCTGATGCAACAAGCTGTTCATACTCATTCTTTATTATGCTGTCTCGTTGCAACGGAAGTGGCTTATCTGGAATATAAATCTTCAAGCCACCAAGCAACTCACAGATTTCCTGCATCTTCTCCTTTCCAACAATGTTCTGTAGTATTGAACCTGCTGATGTTTCCTTCATAAGCTATCCATCCTTTGCAATGCTTTTTGAAAATAATGTTTCAAATGTGCCCCAAGCCATTGTAACTGTTGTTACTGGCAATGATTTTGTACGAATAACAAGAAGCCAGTTTTCTTCATCAGCATACTTTCTTGCTTGCTCTACAAATGCATGAAAACTAATATTCTCACAACTTTTGCACTCAACTACAAATGGAAACTTCTTCTTTGCTTCACCACGAAGGATAACATCTGCACCGCTTTGCCCCATCTCTCTTGAATGAATCTCACAACTATCATCATGCTGATTAAACTGCATACCAAGTAACTGTGCAATACGTTCTGCAACCCAATACTGTAAGTTTCTGCCTTTTGATTTTGCACTTGAAGTCTTTATGGTAGTTTCAGATCGTTGTAACTTCTTTACGATACTTTCAGCAGATGCAACAGTACTCAATGAAGCCACTATGGTGTTGCGTTCTTTATCGGTCAGATGTATCCATCGTGATGCCATACATGCTCACTCCTTTGATGTCATTTTAAGAAGAATTGAATCCATGCCAATTGCTGCATACACATCAAGTAGCTTCTCGTTCTCCGTATTTGCTTTAAGTTCAGCAATAGCCATTGAACTTGTNNTGCATGTTCATCAACACCAAAATCTTCAATAATACTCACATCAGGCTGTACTTTCTCGGTCTGTTTGTTGCTACCGACTTCTCTATTGTTTCCCATTTTTCCTCCACCCTTTTCTGAAGCTCTTTCTCCAGATGATTGTTTTCAATAAATGAGATTAACTCATTCCGACCCATCTTTGCCATAAACTGTTGATTAAACTTATCTTTCAGCTTTTCATTGTTTGAAAGCCATTCAACAACCTCACTTTTCTTCAATGTGGGCTTTACTGTTTTTCTGTACTCCTCTTCAACACCATTCTCAATAAGAAATTGTTTTAGGTTTTCAAGATTCAGCTCCTTTCCATCCCATGATGCTTCTGCTCCTTTTACCAGCTCACCTTTATCTGTTCTAAAATCAAACAGATAATCCAAGTTTGTAGCAATGTCATCAACTCCATAATCAAACTTCAAATCAAAGTATATTTCTCTGAATGGCCGTGGTGTTTTGCTCTTCGTTGTCTTTGCTTTGATAGTTGCACCCACTACAATTCCTTTTGCTTTCACCTTGTTGACCATTGCAAGCCACAATACAGTATGTGCATAAAAGTCCATTGCTTTACCACCAGTACGCACATATTTCTCAAAGCTCATGGGTTCAACATTTTCTCTTACTTGTGAGATAATCACAAGTAAACAGTTTGTTTTTTCCAATATCCCAGCCATTTGTGGAAAGAACTCTTGGGAAAGATACTTTGCTTTTCCCATTCGATAAGAATTTTGCTTTGCCTCTTTTCCCTCCTGTGCTTTTTTGTAGTGTTCATCAGCCAATTCATCAAGCTCTTTTGATGTCAGCCCATCAAGTGAATCAACACCATAAATACCAACTTCATTTGGCTTCAATGATTCTGCAAAGCTCCGCACATTCACATACAATTCTTCAACAGTACTTGATTTTGTTATTTCAGCACTATCTTGTGGCATGATTTCAAATCCATACAAATTTTTTGTATCGAATGTAAACCCGCTTTCGCAGTCATCATACACCCATTTGAAGTTCTTGCCATACCTGTAGTAGTTTGCTGCAATAAGCTCACACAAAAGAAAACTTTTTGAAGCTGCTTTATCACCCACAATGTTAATAATCTTCCCATATGGATAACCATACCCAACACCACCACCTACACATAAATCAAGTAAAAATGAACCAGTTGGAGCATAAAATTGCTTTGGTTTTGTTTCTTCTGTGCCATTCATTATCACATTCCTTATCTCATCGGTATTCATAGCTTTTGCATAATCTTGCTAGTAAGTACAATTATATTATACTTACTAGCAAAAAGATACTATTTCTTCAGCTTTTTTGAAGCTCTGTAGCAATCAGAAAAAACTTCGCAATCATCACATTTTGGGTCAGTCTCACAATCAATTCCAAAGCGAAGCCCATATGGACATTTGTTATCTTCAACTTCAACTGGTGCTTTCTTTTGCTTTGCTGCAGGCTTTTCATCATCATCTTCAACTGGTGCTTTTTTTGGTTTTGCTACAGGCTTCTCCTCATCTTCATCATCTTCAACTGCTGCTTTGCTACAGGCTTTTCCTCTTCTTCCTCCTCATCTTCTTCTTCCTCATCTTCTTCTTCCTCTTCTTCCTCAACTGCTACTTCATCTTTTGTTTCGCCGTAGTCATCGTCCTCACCATAGAAAAGCTTCTCAATATCCTCATAAGAATGTACTACAAGAAATTCATCAAGGCTGAGAATATCTTTCTTCAGTGCCTTATCAAGTGGCTCTTCCCTATCCACAAACTTAAATGATTTAAACTCAAAATACTTCTTGCCAGCACCAAAGCTCTCTTCTGTTGCTCTAAACTGAACCGCTTTCCCATTCCTGAAGTCTACAAAATCAATTGCTTCATCTCCATCACTTGCTGCACCAGCTTCATCCATCATTTCCTTATGAAAATTCTTGAAGCTTGCTTGAAAAATCTGTACACCAGCATTTGTATCATCTGCATCAACAATGTTGTAGAACACTCGATGAGAAGGATTCAGTTTTGATGCTTCATCTTTCTTTCCTTCTTCACGTAGTTTATCTGCCTGCTCGCAGATGGGGCACGGCTTTCCAAAATTGCGCTTTGGGCAAAGAATTTCAGCACCACTTGGCCCCACAAACTGATGAATCCAAATATCAAGTACAAAATCTTCATCACCTATTTCAGCATCTTTTGAACGAACCAGAGGATGATTCTTCGTTTTAATCGTATAAGGAAGAATGTTTATAGTATTACGCTTTGATGCTTTTGGCTTCCAAAACTTTACTTCTTCTGGAAAGTTCAATGCTCTAGCTCTTGTTCCAGAACCTTTGTCCCTGTCGTGATACCTCTTTTTCAGAATATCTCTCAAATTTGACATCGTGTTAGTCCTCCCTGAACTTCATATATTTGATAGTCTCTTTTTCCAGTGCTGACAGCACTTCCCGTACATTCTGCCCGTCATTGATGGCAGCAGTAAGTTCAATATCCAGCGTTTCATAATTGCCAAGATTGAACTTCCTTCTAAATGAAACCTCCTTCACTGTAACATCATCAATCTTCATCTTTCATTACCTCCTTTCTTTTCTTCAGCATTTTCCGCACATCACTTGTAGCTACATCTGTATCTTTTGCCCCACCATTTGGTGTAGCATAGAACCCTTTGATAAGAAGCTGTGTCAAATCATCAAGCATAGAACGTCTGTGCTCCATTGCTGAACGTGCAGCTTCAAGCGTGTAGACTTCTGCCTGTAGCTGTCGTACTTCTTCCTTTACTGCCAGCACATCTTTATGCATGGTAACTTTTGCAGCAACACCAGCTTCTGTCATCTTTCCATCAGCATCTTGATTCCATGTTGCTCTGATAGTGCTTTCAACTTCAGCAAGCAACAGTTTGAGTTTGTCGTTTGCTGCATCTACTTTTGCTTTTGCTGTAGCAAGTGCATCGGCAACCTGATGGTACAGCCCAGCATGTTCCTGGCACTCATCAGGAAGTCTGTACTTGTTAATCTTCACCATCTCTGCAAAGTTCATTCGTCCGTATCCTCCCCATATTCATCAAACATTTCATCAAACTCATCATCAACTAAATCTCCGTCAATGAATGGTTCATCCTCTTCAATGTCTGGCTCATCTTCATTTGGGTCAAATTCTTCCTCATCAAGAAAATCATCTTCTAAATCTTCCATAGGTTTCTCCTTTTCCGGGTCTATTAAACTATTAGCTAACTCAATCTGCACCTTGCCCCCATTTCTCTTTGTTTTGATTGCAGCAGCAGAAAGCTGCAATTTTGAATCCGTCTTTCTTTCTTTTGGTAAAACATTTCCAGCCAATTTTACAATATATGCAAGAATTGATTCAAACTTCTTGGTTTCAGTTTTTGTAAAATCAGTCCCATTCTTTCCAGCAGTCAGCTTAATTCCAAAGTAAGTAGCTATCTCCCGAACTAATGTAATAGGAACTTGATACTTTTCTGAAAGCTCTTTACTTGTCATTTGCTCACTCCTTCTTATACATATATTATATCACATTCTTTAAGAAATTGTTCGCAAACATGCTAAAGTTATTCCAAATTTTCCATTATTGTAGGTTGGCTCGGAAAAAGCTTCAAGAGCCAGCATTGCTCGTGGACTTTTCTTTCCATTCAAAAGCACTGCATTCATGTAGCCAAGCACTGCATACCGCACATTTTCTGAATCAGCAAGTTTGCCATTTGCTGAAAGTTTCTTCAATAGAGATGCAATAGCTATCCAGTTACTTCTCTCATCAAGCAATGCTCTGCATAGCTCAATCACTTCAGCATCATCTTCTGTAACATGGTTATGCTTGATAAACTTTATCTGTTCTGCTTCATCGAGCTCTATTACTTGTTCAAGCAATACTAATGCTCTTCGTGGGCAACCATCTGAAGCTATTGCAATTTCTTCAAGCACTTCCTGCGAAATGGAAAGTTCTTCAAGTTTTATTACTCTTTTCAGCAATTTTACAAGCTGTTCTTCCTTCAAAAGCGAAAACTTAACTTCTGTACATCGTGTTTTCAGTGCAGGTATCAGCTTTTGTGTATCAGTTGTACAAAGAATAAAATAGACATGAGCAGGAGTTTCTTCGAGTGGCCTGAGCATAGCATTCTGAAAATCTGCAGTTGTTTTCTGACATTCTTCAATAATATAAACAGTACAATCACCAGACATCGGTGTCATTCTCATCTGCTGGATAATCTCTCGTGCAGTATCAATACCTCTGTTATTTGAAGAATTTATCTCGTGAATATCAATATCATCTGCTCCAAGTTTCTTTGCAATGATTCGTGCGGTAGTAGACTTCCCAGTTCCGGCTGGCCCAGAAAGAAGGAATACGTGTGGCCTATCCTTTCGCTCAAGCAATGATTGAAGCGATTGCAATGCAAGCTCATTGCCAATCATCTCACTGAAATCAGTTGGTCGATACCTCAAATACAAACTAGCCATGCTCTACTCCTCACTCAATAATGTTTTCTTTCTGCTATATTTCCAAGGTTGTTTATACGCTGAAGCTATTCTTTCACAAGCAATATCAAAATATTTTTCTTCAATTTCAATGCCAATAAATTTTCTATTAAGTTCAGCACAAGCTACACCAGTAGTACCAGAACCCATGAAAGGGTCAAGCACCGTTTGTTGCTCATCACTTGCTAATTTTATACACTTATACATAACCGTTAAAGGCTTCTCATTTGGATGTATATTACCCTGCTGGGCTGGGTATTCTATATATCTTGACCTATCTCTATAATCCCCATAAAGATGACCAGATGTAAAGGAATGAACTATATACTCAGTATCAGGAAGATAATTATTGTTGACTAATGGTGTTGGATTAGGTTTGTTCCATGTAATGAGCATCCATCTTCGCACCGAAGCATAGCGTAGCAATTTTTGAAGTTGCTGTATAGAACAAAATACCATCCAGTTATCAAACTGTTTCAAAATATCCATATCAAACCCAGAATCAGTAAAATTATGAATATCAGAAAGATATTTTCTCCTGCTACCAATACCACCACCGGTAGAAACAAGTTCATATGGTGGGTCAGTAATAAGAACATCAATAGATGATACTGTTGAAAGCAAAGGGTAACAATCACCTAAATAAAGTGTTGCATCACCAATATGTTCTACTCTCATTCTTTCAATACTCCTCACTCAGTAATGTTCTTTTTCTACTATATTTCCAAGGTTGTTTGTAAGCTGAAGCTATTCTTTCACAAGCAATATCAAAGTACTTTTCCTCAATTTCAATTCCGATAAACTTACGGCCAAGATTCGCACAAGCTACACCAGTAGTTCCTGAACCCATGAAAGGGTCAAGAATGGTCAAAGCTTTGGGGATTAAGCCCAAGCACCATTGCATAAGAGCAACTGGCTTTTGTGTAGGATGCCCAGCAAATTCATTGCATCCTGGCCCCACCCCATAAAAGACTGCCGCATGGTCTTTTATCATCGATCTGCGCTTTATCCCATCTTTTGCAAAATGATATATAGGCTCATATATTTTGCCATTAACATTCGTTCTATGCCAAATATGAACCGCCACAAGTGGCATATTTGTTTCTGGTTTTTCTATTTCGCTCCAAAATATAAGAGCAATATCACAATCAATTTGTTTTAATACTTGCCGTGCAGTATAAACTGAATTAAGAAAATATCCCTCTCCATTTGGGTAAGGTGGGTCAGTAACCACGGCATCCACTTTGCCTAGCGTCGGCAATATATCAAGGCAATCACCTAAATAAAGCGTGGCATCACCGATATGTTCTACTCTCATTCTTTCAACATCCTTCCATCATGCATATCCGCCCATGAGCCATCAACATCACTAGATTCCCTCTTTATCAGTAGTGGTACAATCAGCCAATCAAACTCATCTTGTATCTTTTGTGTTCCATACAGCCACACAAGGTGGTCAAGCACATCTTCTTCTTCTGGTTCAGCATCTATGAGCATAGCATCATGTATCTCACTAATTATTTTACTCTTCATTCGTTGCTTTTCCATTCGTTTTGTTACATTGGTAAACGCCCACAGTAAGCAATGAAATGCTGTTCCCTGTGTCTGATAGTTAAGAAGCTGGTTGATACTCATTGGTGCTTTGTACCGAAATCCTAAATGAGAATCAATATAACCTTTCTTCTCAAACTCCTTTACTGTTTTTTCCTTCCATTCATATGCTGCAGGAAACATATCACCCCAGAACCAGTTTTCTATTGTTCTCATGTGCTCAGTAAAATCATCAAGATTAGTAATGCCATTCTTTTTCAGATGTAGTTTTGTTTCCATCTCAATCATTTCCCAGATATTCTTTACTGTATTCTTATACCATGAACCATAGATAGTAGGAAACACAAAACCGTTCTTTGCTGAAAATCGTTCTTGGTCAGTAATGAAATTCTTTTCTTTCAGGAATATTCTTGAAGCCATATCCCTATGCATATCTGTCGTTGGGTCAGACACATATGCAATCCAGTGTGGGTCTTTATTGTAGGTTGCAACAATTCTTGCTTCAAGTGAATTGTAATCATACTCAATAAGCCTATGCCCTTTTCTTGGCTTTACTGTTGCTCTGAACATTCGTGCAACAACATCATCATGCTTTGGGGGGTTCTGCATATTTGGGCTATCAGAACTAGAGCGGAAGGAATCAACATTATGCAAGTTGAAGGTGGTATGGATAAGCCCATTCACAGCTTCCCGTGCATAGCCTTCAAAGTAAGTAGTTTTTGCTTTTGCCCATCGTCTCCAGTCAAGCACATAGCTCACAATAGGGATATTCTTATACTGTTCTAGAGTATCTGCATCAGACTTTGGCCTTCCTGTCTTTGTTTTATTCTCTTCTGTACATTCATAACCTAATACATCAAACAGTAAATGAGTAATATCACCTGGGGCTGATACTCTGAATTTCTTATCTTTATCCCAACTCTTCAATTCGTCAGATGAAAGCACTATCTGTTCAATCACATCCATTTTCTTTGCAATTCGTGCTTCAGTCTGCTTTGATAGTTCAACATCATAGATAATGCCATTGTATTCAGCATGAGCAAGAGCAAGTGAGCCTTCTGTAAAGAACTCTATTGCTTTCTTCATTTTCTTTTTCACAATAGAAAGCTGGTGCTCGTAGAGTTTATAAGTAAACAAACTATCAAGTGCATTGTACTTCAATAGTTTATCAAGTGGAGCTTCTTTTATTCTATTAAGTGCATTTGAACCATATAATTCTTCTTCTTTCTTTACTGGTTCAATGTATGCATCAATATCATTATCATACCCAGCAACACCAAATGTCTTGTACACTTGATACTTTAAGTTTACTTTCTTCTTATTATCAATAATGTGAGCTGCAAGCATCGTATCCCACACCACAGATTCAGGCCACACACTTTCAGTATTATGGAAACCCCCACGAACTTTTACCCACAAACTATCAAACTTTATGTTATGCCCAACCTTCTTGACATCTGACTGCATCAGCTCTTTCCACTTCAGCCTAAATGCTTCGTCATCAAAGAATGGGAATGAGTAAGAGAATAATCCATCACTCACTGAAACAGTAACTATTTCATGCCCATCACGGTATGGTTTTCTTCCTGTTGTTTCTGCATCAAATGCTACCACATCTTTGGTAAGCATTTCATTGATAATGTTTATAGCTTCTTCTTTTGTTTCAATCGCATAACACTCACTTTCATAATCAGTTTTATAGAATGGATGATAGTTTTCTGCAAGTGCAACAGCTTGTTGAATATCATCATGAATTTGTTTTCTCAATACAGTATCTTCATCTCCCCCATTTCGCAATATGTAGGAAGGATGCCACGTTGGGCAGATATATGTTTGTAACTCTTGGTCAGGAATCACACATCCTTGCCAATCAGTCATAGAAAGTCCAGATAATCTTCCTGTCATTCTAAATCCGACAAGGCTATCCATTGCTATTTTACCAAGCGGGATAATCACTTTCGGCTTCAGCTCATCTATTGTTTTCATCAAGTTCGGTCTGCATGAAGCTATCTGAAGAGGAGTTGGTGTAGCATTATCTTTTGGTCTACAAATGATGGCATTTGTTTTCCAGAAGTCTCTGTCTAAATCAAGATGCAATTCTGAAAGTACACTGCGTAAAAGCTGTCCAGAAGCACCAACAAGTTGTGTTCCTTCTTCATCTTCAACTTTGCCGGGTGCTTCTGCAACAATAAGTATTGACAGCTTTCCTTTTCCAGATGGAGGCATTTTAGGAGAGATACAAGTTTTGTAGAGACCACATTCTTCACATGAGCCTTGCAGTATCTTTTTCTGCTTTGCAAGAGGCTCATCACCACGAACTATTGATGTATCTTCTTCTCCAAAAAATCCTGTCATTTGCCCACCTTAAAATTATTATCTATTAGTATTACCAACCAATGATTCTGCTGTTATAGTAATCCCACCACGAGATTTCTGATATATTGTTACCTTCACCCAATATGGCTTACATGCATCAAAAATATCTTGAGCTATTTTTGATGATAAACTTTCACAAAAAGCCCCTTCTTCTCTAAATGACCACAAATATAATTTAAGACTTTTGCTTTCAATACAAAATTTATCAGGTTCAAATTCAATGCAAACTCGCTCCCAATCAGGTTGTCCTGTTACAGGGCACAAACTTGTTACTTCATCACTGTCTAAAACAACTCGTTTTACATGTTCAGGAGTTGGAAATACCTCAAGCTTCCTCATAGGTGTAGAAACTTTTTTACCCAATATCTCAAAATTAAATCCTTCCATAGTACCCTCCAATCAAAATAGTTTTCTTACAGATAATTTAGTACTATACTCATCTGGTATTAGTACCTGGACATATTTCATTACATAATCTAAGGAAAAATATACTCTTTCAGCCAATCCACGATTGTCAGATTGTGTTGCTATATCATAATCCCTACCAAATTCCTTGAAAAAATTTCTTAGATATTCTTCTCCAAATCTATGTTTCCACCACTTGCCTCCTTTAGCTCTTTGAGAAATAGGAACCATTTTACCTATATGAAATGGCATATACACACCACCATACCTACAAGTAATAGCAATTGCAGATGAATCAACTGATAACCAAGGGTATCGCTTCAATATATTATTAGCCATAACACCAAACCCATGAAACCCAATCTTATCCCTATTAGGAAATTTTCTAAAAATATCATCAATAAAAACAATTCGTGATTTTGTAGATTTATATGCAACTGCACCCAATCCTACGTATGAGCAATTGTCTACATACTCATTTAGTATATCAATATCCTCACCGTCATGGTAAACTGGTATAGGAAATAACCCATGCCTTCTCATTGCCCTCCAGTTCTCTAAAGATTGCCCTCCATTACCAACAACATCCAATGAAGCATATCTTGTTATTTTATCTTCATTTCTTTTAATAAAGTCAATATAGTCATTTAATCGTACATTTGCATTATTTTGAGATACAGAAAAAGCTCCTGAATCAACAAACAAATGACTATACCAACTTTTCCATTCAATTTTGCCCTTTTTGCTGAATTGATCAAAAGGGATAAGTACAGGAATCTTCTTATCATATCCTTCCATGATAAAATCGTGGAATACAATTGAAGCACCACCAAAATAGATTATTGGTGTAGTATCATCAGGTTTTTCATCATTTCTCATATCAGCTCAATGTAGACATAATCTGTTTGCTTACTTCATTATACAGCACAAGATGCTGGGTCATTGCTTTTCCTTCACCTTTTGTTTTGATGAAGAAATTCTTGTACTGCTTCAGCCCATTCATTACCATGTTGGAGTCAACATTTATCAACACTGCATCAAACTTTTTGCTTGGTTTTACTTCCCACGGAACTTTTTCTGAATAGTTTCCTGCACTTCGTTCTGCATACACCTCAATCCCATTTGTGGAGAATGTGAGTTTTACCACAGCAAATGATTCAACATTTATCGAAAACACTGATGCTTTCTCAACAACTTCCTGCAATGTTGATGGCAGTACTCCACTCACATCACCATCTTCAAGAACATGCTCATCTACTATCTTCTTTATCTTTGCAAAAGGATAGGCTTCTTGTTGGAGTAACTTGCAACTGAAAATAACATCATCTGATGTTCTAAAGTGAACCCATGACTGATTCTTTGCAATAGCATATTCCTTTATACCATCCATTTTCAACAGCTCTTTCATTGAACTATCTGAAATCCAAAAATAACTTTCCATTGATGGCTCAAAGGTACTGAACTGGATTCTCTGCTCATCAGTGGACATCATCATGTTGTCTTTCACACAAATTCCAGATAGTGTTGAAGTATTGCCCTGAAAGATACCTAGCTTTGCTAGTTCAAAAAAGGCTTCCGGCACTACTTTCCATTCAAATTCTTCCTCAAACAGCTTTGTGATGTAGTTGTACACATCAGAATTGATGTACATAATTTCTATTCGAGCATTTCCTGACTTCAGTATCCACCTATCTTCAAGCACCTGTATTTTCAACACTTGCTCTTTCAGTTTGTTGAGGAGTGTGTACAACTCCATTGCTCGAACGGAACCAGTCAAGTCTTTCATCGTTGCATCAAGATGCACAGTAACACCTATATCGTTATTGTAGGTATAGATGTTGCCATTAGTAAAGATAAATGTATCTGCACCAATAATAACACTACTTCCAGCATCAATGCCGGGAAGTGCCTTCTTCATGGCTGAAACAAGTAACTCTTTCTGGATTTCCATAAACTCACCTTATTTATTTACATAAAAATAAAAAGCATACTACAATAATATTATTGTAGTATGCTTTTGCCTATTCTTCCTTCACTGTAAATGGACTGTATGAATTTGCTCCGACAGTATCAATTCCTTCGTACTTCTTCAGCTTATTGCAAATAAGATAAGTAACAGGAGTCATAACAATTTCAACAGTACATTTTACAGCCCACTGCACAAATACCATTGTGATAACAGCATTAAGTGGCATAACACCCAAAAAAGCTCCAATAATGAAAATAAGTGAATCGGCAAATTCTCCAACAATAGTTGAGCCGATAGTACGTAGTGCAAGATACTTATGATTTGGGTCCCACTTTATCATCCATTCCTTCATTCGTGCCATTACAAAAGCATTTGCAAATGAACCAACCCAATATCCAATGATTGAGACAACAACTATTCTAGGAACAAGCCCTAAAGTTGCTGAAAATGCAGACTGCCCTGTATAAAAAGCAGGATAAGGAAGTGCAATTGCATACCAAAACACTAATGCCATAACAATGTTTGCGCCAAACCCCATCCAGATTATTCTCCTGCTCTTTGCATACCCATATACTTCTACAATAACATCACCAAAGATATAGGTTATTGGAAATAGATACATGGCGGCAGGCCCGACAATTCCAAACAGATTCCCAATCTTTGAAGCTATGATGTTTGATAGCAGAAGCATTGTAACAAATGCAACTGTAATCACATCAAGTAACTTGTAACTCCTGTTCTCTTCCATTTTCTTCCTCCATAATAAAATTTACAAATTGGATTTAACAAACCCAATATGTTTCTCTTCATTTAACAACTTCTTTAGTGAGTGTACCAAATTCCTGCTCAAGATGCAATAGCTGTTCCTTTTGCATTTCAGTTTGGTTTTTAAGTTCCACAAATATAAGCTGTAGCATTGTAGTGAGAACTTTATTCACATAAACACTATCGGCACCACGTGTTTGCACCCCATGAACCCCCTGCCGATATGCAGCGACAGCTTTACATTCATCTTTCAATATATTATAGTTTTCCCTATATATCATCCCCGCTATGTATGTTGCATCATATGCATCATACGGGTTGTACTCACCAAACTTCTTTGCTCGTTCTTTGTGAAAAACCTCATTCAACTGCATCCTCCCAATGCTTTTTCCATCATCACCGATAGCATTATCACTTTCATTTGACTCCACAATAGCTATAGCGTGCAGAAGAAAGGAAGAAACTCCAGTCCTTTGCTCTGCACGCTCATATGCTGTTAGTACAGGTTTCTGCTGTACCAATGGCTTTTCTTGTACTTTTGGGGAACAATCCCATATGAATACCGAGAATAAAACTAAAACAAAAAATTTCATTACATAATCTCCTTCAAATAAAATATTTAGCACACATCTATTATATCACATTCTTTGAAAAAATATCACAAAACCAAAAAATTCTTCATTTTCCCCTCACTTTTTTCTTTTTTTCTTCTTCCTCACCTTTTTCTTTAACCATTTCTTTTTGTAATTTGCTATCAAGACAAGGTTTACCTATATCCAAACACTGTAGCACCACCGCTTGTTCAAAGCATTGCTTTCCTTCCCGAACCGCAAGTTGGTTTATCCGTAGCACACCTTTTTCTGCTTCGTCTTTCCTCTGGTTCAAGCCTATCCCTGAAGTTATATGGTTCATCTTTCTACCATCTTCCGATGAATCTGCTTGCTGTACATCTCTACCAAATGTTTCTTTGTTTGTGTGGGATGCAGTAACCATCAGCAAGTTCCTGCTCTGGGCAATAGCTCGCAGTCCTTTCCAAATATCATCAAGTTTATGCCGGTACTCTTTCCCTGCTGTTCTACTTGCTACAAGTAAGTCAGCATAATCAATAACCACTACATCAGCAACAAAATTATCGTAATGTGCCATGTTGTCTAGGTGCATCTCAATTTCACTAACTGTTGCTTTTGACCCAGCCAACTGCACTATTCGCACATCCCCAGTTCGCAACAGCCTCCGTAGTTTCCTTTGCTTTTCGCTCACTACATTCTTGTCGAATCCTTCCTTATGTACAACCCTACTGCTTACTTTGTACAAAGGAGTTCCATCTTTTGCTTCCTGTGCTACTTCAAAGTATGGTATTTCTACATCCATAGGTTTTACTGGCTCACCAATAACTGAACGCCATGCCCTTCGCACCATTTGGCGTTTCGTCATTTCAAGTGTAAACAGTACCACCTTCAGCCCTTTGAACATTGCTGTTTCAGCAGTATACAGTAGATACCAACTTTTGCCACGCTTTGCAGGGCCAAAGAATGAAAGAAAATCACCTCTATGCAAATCACCAACAACTTCTCCAAATGCCCCAGGAAATCTGAACAGTAGCTCTTCATCTTCCTCAAACGAATCAATAATTTCTTGTGTATCATGAATAATGCTCACGCCTTCACCTGATGCCACCTCAATTCGTTTGTAGTTTGCAATTTCCAGTTCAGCTTTTACCACATCTTTTCTTGCCAAATCGGTAGCAACCGTTTCAAGCAAATACTCCAATGAACATTCTTTGAGATAGTTCTTGCCTTCATCAATTGTAAACTGAATGTTGTTCGGTTCGAGTTTTTCCCATTCTTTTGAAAGATACAGAAGATAGTCTCGTATTGCTGTAGCTTCAACATCATCTCTCAATGTATCCTTTTTAATATTGTAAATATCCTGAATTGCTGTTTTCGGTGCAGCTCCATACTGTTCATAAAACTCACGAATCCACATTCCTACAGTACGTGAAAATGAAGATTTCAGTGTAAGCGGATTGAATACAGGAATTAAATTTTTGCACACCTCATCTGATACAATGAGCTGGGTAAGCAATTTTCTTTCAACATCAAGATTTACCTTTTCTATCTTCATTTTGACCTGCCTGCCTTCATCCGATATTGCTTTATCATACTCTTTACAAAATCATCATCTTCACCACCAAAGAAGTTCACCTTTTCTTTCCCATCGACAAGTTTATTGATGATGTTGTACTTCTTCTGAATGAGTTCCATGATTTCCATTTCCACTGTACCTTCAGCAACAAGGTAGTAGGCTTCAACCGATTTTGCTTTCTGATTTACTCTATCAACTCGAAACTCAAACTGTTCGTGATCAGCACTTGTCCATGCAAATTCTACTGTTGCTGTAGCACTTGCTGCTGTCAGCGTAAGCCCTGGAGCTGTCTGTATCTGGCATAATATCAATCTGCACCATTCCTGATTCTGGAAAGTATCAACTGCTTTCTGCCTATCCTGTGCAGAAACAGAGCCATCAATAAATACAGCAACTTTCTTGAACACACTCATCAAATCATGCAGTGTTTTCTTATGGAAAGTACCAACAACAAGTTTGTTCCCACTTGTAAGGTAATCTTCAATCCACTGCACCACGGAATTTCTTTTTGCAATGTAGGCAAGCTGTTTCAATTTTTCAAGCTGTGTCTGTGCTTCAATACCATCTTTCAAATGCTGTCGTAGCCACTCCAAAAATTCTTCATTTGCATCCTTGTAGTTCTTTGATTGTAGCTCATCAAGTTCCATCGGTACAATGATTCTTCGCTTTTCAGGCAGTTCAAGTGCTATATCTTCCTTCGTTCTTCGTATCATCAACGTAGAAACAAGTTCATATAGTTCATCAATATTGCTTGCTCCTGTAAACTTCCAGCCATAGCCATTGTGATAAGGAGCACAATATCTAAAGTTAAATCTATATCGGTTTGGGAAAAGTTTCGGGGCAATCATGTGAAGAATGGTAAAAAATTCCGCCGGTCTGTTCCTGATGGGAGTTCCAGAAAGTGCAATAAGTGATTTCAAAGCTGGAGAACGTTTCAGGTATAGTACAGATTTCGTTCGCTTTGTAGTTCCTGATGAAAGCATCTGGCACTCATCAATTATCAAACCTTTTATTCTCATCTTCAATAGTGCATATAGCCAGCTTGTTGCAAGAAATTCTTTCCCTCCAAGTTTACTATCTACTTGTTCTGCAATTATATCATAGTTCACAATGTAGAATGGAACATCAGGAACCGTGAATGCTTTATAGCCGTACAGAATAAACGATTCCTCACCAAGCCATTTTATGATTTCCCGTTGCCAATTCAGTTTAACTGATGCAGGGCATACAACAACTACAGGTCGAATATCTTTGTGCAACTTGAAGTAAGAAAGAGCTTCACACGACTTGCCCAAGCCCATTACATCACCAATAAGTCCATAGCCATTATGCTGTTCAAGCCATCGTACTGCTATCTTCTGGAATGGGTACAGTTCAGGAAACAATGATTCATCTATTTTTGGAAGTTCCTTATCTTTGCCCAGTATAGCTTCCACATCATTCATAAACACCCAGTTATCAGCTTTCAATGCAATAACATTTTCTTTCAGCGCTGGTATTGTCCATAGTTTTGTGCTTACATCAAAGTTCCATCCTTTGAGTTTACTCTTAATAAAAGCAATTGATGGAGTAAAATCATTGCCATTAAACTTCAACTCTAGTACACCTTTATTGTAGCTTACTGATTTCATAGATGCAATGCTCTCTTTACAATATAAACTTCTTCTGGTGTCAACGCACCCGGGTCATGGTTCCATTCCATATCAACAACATAGGCTTCAATTCCATACGATGCAACTTGTTCAGCTTGCTTCTTTGCTCGTTGCTGTGCTTCTTTTTCTGAATCAAACAGAAACAATACTTCTTTGAACCTATCCTTCAGGAGTAGTATCTGTTCTCGTGTCATGGATGTTCCTAATGTTCCACACACATTATCACCAAGACGCATTACATCAAATGGCCCCTCAACAACAACCACCCTATCTTGTGTACAGTTATCAAGATTGTATAGAACTGATTTTGGATTCATCAGTGATTGCTCTACTGATAATGTTTTGTATCGCAACATGCCACTTTTGATAGCTCTTCCCTGAAATGATACTACAACATTATTGTATATTATTGGTATAATTATACGAAACTTCCATTCTCCAGTATAGTCAGTACCACGAAGTTTATACTTCATTTCAAGATAGTCTGGGTCAAAATTTCTATGCCGAAGATACTTCTTGTGCATCTCTTGCAAAGGGCCACCTGGAAGTGTAATTGATTGCTGTGAAGCTACCTTGTTATTCATCTTGTTAAAGACAAGCACTCTACTACTGTATTTATGTAAAAGCTCATTAACAGTATAGGTATCAACATTCAGCACAGCTTTCAAACTATTCTTCAGCGAATGTCCTCCGCACTTCCAGCAATGAGCATACTCTCCAACTGGATTAAACCCAAGATGAAACTTCTCATCACCACAGAATGGGCAGGCTGTATTTATCCAGCCTCTACTTACATCTGTTACATATGGAATATGATATATATCAAAAATAGCTTGTATGTCTATCATGTTTTTGTTTCTATTTAATCATCCTTACACCCAACATCCCAATCATCTGGATTTTCATAAAATAATTTTATTTCATTGGGGTTTATTACTGGATTTATTTTGCTCCAATCTATTGAATTTTCTATACTATTATCAGATATTTCACGAAATTCTATAATAATTCTAGGCACTTCTGATATAGAAACTATCGTTGCTTTTGATGTTTTCATATCCCATGATGGAATGTGGTGAATGCCCAATTCTTTAGTAGATTCAATCATGGGTGTAGTTTTATACAACATCCTTTACCTCCTGCTTTCGATATGTACAATTTTTATACTGTTCCCTATAGTTTGCCATTTAATCATTCCTATATCGTTCAAAATCTCTTAAAAAAACTTCTCTTGGGAGCACATAGATATTATCTGTATTTTCTTCTTTGACAATATAACTATCATAGCGCATTGGTTTTTTGCCTGATGAAGTATTTACTATAATATTTCCATTCATATCAAATTCAATTCTACCATCAGCTAATGCTTCTTCTACCCAACCAGGCATAAATTTTCTATTTATGTCATCAACCAAATATGCATCAAAAAATCTTGGTTTGGTTTTATATAACATCCTTTTCTCCTTTGCTCTCCTTGCATAAAATAAGAAGCCCTGGGCAAAAAAGAACCTATTTTAAGGAGGCAGAAAAATAGATTCAAAACACAGCCCAGGGCTAATTACCAAATACAGGCTAGGCTTCCACTAGCATCACCGAGTCCACGGCTTTCGGCGTACTCTGTACCGATTAGCCTCCATAATAGTATGGGGCTAAAGCTCCCTTGAACAAAATTGTTACACAAGGGCTTTTATAATGAGCTGGCATACCAAACTCATTATCTTTAGTATACAACAGATGCAGTAGCTCATGCAACTGCTCACTTATATTATATCACATTGTTGCAGATTTTGTTCTAGAAACTTTGTTTTTCTCTGGCATTATAAGGTATGTTCCATCGGCATAGGTAGAAATAAGCAAACGAAGTAATTTTCCAATATCAACTTTTCCATCTTCAGATGTATACACTGATTCCACTTGTGCTCTGCGAATCATTCTGTAAAACATTGCTTCATCAATGTCCGTGTACACTCGTTTCATAATACCCATAACTGTTTCTCCTTCACCAAATATAGTAATAGGTGTTCCACCATTGTGCAAGTTCTTTCAATGCTTTTTTTATTGAACACAAAGAGTATCCTCGCTTTCTGTATTCTTGAAGTAAAAACCTATTTGTCATTCGATGTACAACTGATTTCCATTCGCAGAGCAATAAGTATTCCAATATATCTTTTGCTATGTAAGAAAGCTCATCAGATGATGCAGCTTTTTCTAGTGCATTAGTAAAATCATTTTCACTACACAAATAGAGATAATCATCAATATTTTCAAAAAACCACTTCTTTTCTTTTGTATTTGATTCATGATGAATGTTGGCAAGTTTCTTTGCATACCTTGAAAGTAGCTTCAGCCTCCAGTAGAAGTAGGTGCTGAACTTTGACATATCATCACGATAATAATGGATCGCTTCTACAAAAAGATAGTACCCCTGATTGACAAGCTCTTCATATTCAACGTGGTACTGTTTGGAAATGGCATGAGCTTGTTTGAAAATCATTGGCTTTACTTGCTCAAGTAATACAACATCTGATTCCATCATCCTGCCTCCTTATTTTTAATCCCACTAGCCACTAAACCACATGTTTTTTCGATTCCAAATCACTAAGTGGTATCTACATACCTTTTTTGCTATTGAACTCGCCGAACCGCATACTGGTAACGAGTTATTGATGTAAAATGGGCAAAATTTCCTGTACCTTTCCGACTAGGATCATGCCCAAAACGGAATTGATGTAATTTGCAGTTTTCTATCTTGCAATCTCTCACAGAAGCGTAGTTGCCTGGCTCACCACAAGCAAGGCAGTAGGCTCTTATTGCTTTGAGCGGGGTCATTGTCTGACCTACACCCCGATGCCCATTCCGATATGGGTATAAAATACATTCAGTGGCAGTACAGTTAGCAACTTCAGTAGCACTCCCAAGACAACAATCAAGACAGTGTTCACGAATTGCACGCCGTGGTGTCATAGCTTTTACTCCTTACTTATCTACTTCTTTCTAGAGCTGACACCGAGCAATCATGCATTTGACTTTGCTAGTGATTTCTTTAATTGACTCATTATTAGTATCTAGTATACGACCAAGCACTGTCAGTGGATTCTCTTTGAGGGGGCCTTCATCAACATCATTGACCTCTGGCCCAATCACTGGGCTAAAGTATTTCTCAAGGAGCTGAATTTGGTCTTTGAGAAAGTTAAGATTCTCTGTCATGTTTGATAAAATTCTCTGAATTTCTTTCGGTGTTTCCACTTCATTATTGTTCATCACTTACCTCCTTCTTCCAACATTTATTCTCCCAACATTCCTTGCAAGTAATTCCACGACATCCTATCAATGTCCCTCTCTTAGAAAATATTGCTTGCTGTCTATAAATAAGAATCTCACCATGAATAAACTCACCAGGGCAATAATATTCCACTAAATCTTCTTTTTTTATGCAAAAACTAACATCTCCTCTATCTCTAGCTTCTTTATACACTTTTTCAATCCGTGTCATAGCTTTACCTCCTTACTCAACTTCTATTTCTATTATATCACATTTTCTGCAAAACAACATCAAAAAACTAATTTCTTTCATAGAAAGCCTACAAGCCACTTCAAAAGCATAATTTGATAAAAAGCACGTACCTTCATTAGAAAATGCAATGTACACCCTGCTATCTTCAACTATGGGCAAATTATGCATCATTGCATTGCT